TCAAAGAAATATTCTGCCACTACATTCTTTTTTGGATACTCTAAAACTTGCCAAATTATATCACCTTTTTTCTTTATCATTCGTTTACGGTAATGTAAATTTTTTACTGTTTGATTACCAGGTCTTTGATCGCCTTTGTGAAATCTTACTTTTTGTGTTTTTTTCTTTACCATTATGCTTCTCCAAAATCTAAATTTAATGTCTGTCTTAATCCTCTTGGTTGAGGATATGAACCATGCATTACTTTTGTTGGCATAATAATCATCATACCTTTTGTTGGTTCTATCTCGTGGTACTTTATTCCATCATCATCTAATAGAAAAAAATAAAACTGACCTCTTTGTTGCCAACCTTTTGAATTAGGAGTTTCTAAATAAAGTACAACTGAAATATGATCTAACTTTCCGTGTTGACCTACGTGATTATGTACCTTATGATAACCGCCTTGATGACCATAAACAGTCCAACCCATTAATGGTTTAAATTTTTTATTTTGTAATACTTCAATAGTTTCAAATTCTTTTGTAATTCTATTTGTAATGTGCTGTAGTTTATCAAAATGATTTATTAAATCATATTGTACTGATTTGTTGCCTCTTGTAGATTTATTAAATATGGTGTCTGGAGTTTCATCTTTAATTATATCTTTTATAGTATCTGCAAACCCATCTATATTAATATTTGTTTTTACTAACCAGTTTGTATCTATCATAATTTAAAATCAGAAAACTTATCATAACTTTGTTCTGGTGTTGGATAATTTTCTTTTTCTTTTGTTTGGTTACTATCAACTATATTTTGTGCTGTGTTTTCTACATCATACAATCTCATTTTACTTCTATCAATACCCACAATAAATGATCTGTTCATTGCAGGGTCATTGTATCTATTTTTTAATTGTTTGACTTTCATTTGACCTAGTGATTCAAGTTCTTCATTTGACATTAATGCAAACATAAAGTCAGCAGTCGCTGGTAAACCAAACGATTCTGATGTATCTTCTAAACCGATATCTGTACTTACATAACCAGTTCTAGTTGTTTGTGTTGCACTAAAGATTGGTACATCAAACTCAACAGCGAGACCTCTTAATTCTTCAGCGATTGCTTTAATATAAAAGTATGATGATATATTACCACCTTTAAATCTACTTGATGCACATATGTTTAGATAGTCAATAAAGATAACTTGTGGTCTAAATGATTTCTTTAGAGCAAGTTCATTAAGTAAACTTCTAAAGTGACCACTATGTGCTGACGCAGTAGGATATTCTTTTATAATTAGTTTACCTTTTGTCTTACCTTCTAATTTATTTAATTTATTATCGTATAACTCTTTTGGCATAGCGTGTAAATCATCAATCGTTACATCAAATAAGTTTGCGTCTATTCTTTCAGCGATACGTTCTTCAGCCATTTCAAGTGTAATGTATAAAACATTTTGACCTTGAGTTAAGAAACTTGAAGCACAGTGACACATAAACAAAGACTTACCAACACCTGTACCTGCCAAAGCGATGTTTAATGTTTTACTTGGAACACCACCTTTTGTAATTCTATTAAAGAAAGATAAATCAAACGGATAACGTTTTTCTTTTGTATGGTACCAATCAAATCTTGCTTTCGCATCTTCAATATAATCGTGCCCAATATGATTATCAAATGAAACTGCCAACGCATCAGCAAGAATACTAGGTATCGCTTCAGGTGTTCTTTTTTTATCTTTATTATCTAATATCTTAATACCATCAAGTACGGCATTGTGAACTGCTCTATCTTTACAAAACTTTTCTGTTGTATCTAATAACCATTGTAAATCTGTTTCTTCATATGAAATACTATTAACTAAATCTTTTATACCTTTATATTCTTCTTCGTTTAAGTCTTTTCGATTATTAAGTTCAATTAAGATTGCTTCTTTAGTAGGTAAGTTCTTATACTTTAATACAAATTTTTCTACTTCAACATATAATTCTCTTTCATCTTTTTGAGAGAAGTAATGTGGTTTTATAAAAGGTAAAGTCTTCCTTGTATAATTTTCATTATAAAAAAGATTTGTTAATATTGTACTTTCAATTCGATCAGACATAATGTAAATAACTTCCTATAATATACTTTGGTTCTTTAATTGGTTTATGTGCCGTATGTTTATGTGTCCATAATGGTGGAAACATTAATAACTTTCCTTGTTCTGGTTTAACATTTATATCATATTCTGAGAAAGAAGTCAACCCTCCCTCGTTGTCATTTAAGTATAAAAACATAACTAAAAATCTTTTTGCACTAGCGTAATCCATAACATCTACGTGTTCTTTAAATTCATCTTTATCATTGACTTCATATTTTTTAAATCTAATCTGTTCCCAACCGTATCTTTCTGGCCAATTGTTTGTGATTTTAACTTCTTTAGCATACTTTTCAATAAATGTATTAAATGCTTTATATAATATATTTACATACTCTTGCCAATCTTCGTGTAAGTTAATATTAATTTCTGTAAATGATCTATGATTTTCTAATTCAGTTTTTTGCCATTGCATTCTACTGTCTTCAAACTTATCAATTAAATGTTGACAATTTTCTTTTGTCAATACATTATCATATGTTTTAATATAGTTAACCATTAAATTCTATTTTACCCTGTTTTAATTGTTCTTCAACAATCTCTATTAAAATATCACCAATATAGTTTTTGAAATCTGTAGATTCAACATCTACTTTTTTAGGGTTTAACATTATATCATATGTAAACCTTAATGGTATATCACCAGTGTCTAATGGTTTGGGTTCAAAAGCAACTTTATCGTATTTGTAAATTACTCCGTCATATTGACCTTCAAGCAATCTTACACAACTAAAGTCATCGCCATCTCTTTGAGCAAAGGCGTATCTTTTATTCTTCTGTTTCTTCTGATCCGTAGCTGAATTTTCGTTTTGCGATTTCATCTATCTTATCTAATACCTCTTTTGTAAAATACTTTTCAGGATCGTCATTTATATTCTTACCAAAGACTTTAGACCCATCAGGCATTTCATACCTAGTAGATACTTTCTTAAAGATACCACCTTCTTCAGCGAGACCAATAAGACCATAGTATTTGTCTAAACCTTTTTTGTAAGTTAATTTGACATCTATTTGAGCGTTTTCTTTTGTTAACCTTGATTTGTAATTTTTACAATGTATGATATTACCAACGACCTCGGTACCGTCTTTTTCTTTTCTCTTACCAAGATAGATGATTGATGATGCAGCGTATTTTAAACCACTACCGCCACCCATTTCTTTTTGAGGAAACATTGAACCAATGACATCATAAGTGTGGTTAGTCATTATCATAGGTACATTTGCTTTACCTAGTTTCAATGTTAATACTCTAAATGTTGATTTGACAATTTGTGAACGAGTCATATCTCTTGTTTCTTTACCAGATGCTGTATCTTCCATTTCTTTTGTAGTTGATAACATACCTAAACTATCTAATACAAACATCAAAGGTTTTCTACCTGACTCTGGTTGTTCATTATACTTGTCTAAAATTTTTATAGATTGATTTCTAAATTCTTGTACTGTCGCAACTGGAACAATGACCATTCTCTTACTATCAATTCCTCTACTCTCAATCATATCTTTTGAGATCGCACTTTCTGATTCAAAATAAATTACCCCTGCGTCAGGATCCTTATCTAAAAATGCTTTACAAATACCTAATGCAAAAAATGTTTTACCTGTTGCGGCTTCACCAGCGATTGCTGTGATTTTGTTTCCTGGCATACCACCATAGATACTACCAGATAATAATGCGTTAAATGAATATGAACCTGTATCAATAAAACTAGTTACATCAGCGCTATCAACACCATCACTTACTAAACCAGCATATTCATTACCAGTTTCTTTAATTATATCTTTTAAAAAATTACTCATATTCAATCTCCTTATTTACGTTATAATATATCATACTTATACTTATTTGTCAATGTTATTTTAATGCGTATCATTTAAGTCAGGGTCATATGGTAGTAGGTATGTAGGTAAATGCGCTTCACCTTCCCACTCAAACCTTAACTTTGGGTCTGCTGGTACGTAACCGTTTCTAGGTTCATCATAGTGTTTAGGATCCACCCTCGTCCATAACATCTTTTTCATCTCATCTATATGTATCATACCAAAATCATCATACACTCTGCCCTTAAACTTATCGGCCATAAAGTATACCATCTCTTTATTATACTCTATCTTTCTTTGGTAATCCCAATATTCTTTTAATTCTTCATACGATTGTTTTGAAATAGCCATACAACTATTTATTTTTTTAAAGCAATCGCACCCATAAAGTTAAAGTTTTGCCAGAAATTATGTACTTCAAAACCTGCGTTTGTAAACATTTCGTAGATTTCTGTTTTAGTATTTAACTTCATCATATGCCTTAATTGTACTTCTTTATCTAATATTTCTTTATCTGTAAAATTATTTCTTTTATAATCATAAAAAGTAAAGGTCATCATATCTTGTATTTTAGGATTACAACTAAAAGTTTTTTCACTAAAGATAAATGCGCCACCAGTATTTAAACCATCAGCAACTTTGTTAATTACATCTTGTCTATCTTTTGGTGACATAAACTGTAAAGTAAATATAGAAGTAACTAAAGAACAGTTTTGAAAGTTAAAATCTCTTACATCGCCTCTGTAGTAACTTAAATTTTGATATTTTTCTTCGTCCATATTATAATCACCATAGAAGTCATCTTCTATCTCAATACCTGTGTATTGTGCGTGTGGTATATGTTTCTGGTTTTGTCCTATCATACCTTTTAATAGTTTACCTGTTGAACAACCTATATCAACAACTTGGGTATAATCTTCTACAAAATATTTTGATAGAGAAAGTATATCACCCCATAAGTGACTATACCCTCTAACCGACTTATCAATATGATTATCAAAGCCTTCTTCTGATGTGGCAAAAGTAAATTTAGTCATTATCTAACTCCTTATATGGTTTCAATACTTTGTTATATACACTTTCAGCAAGTGCTTTCATCATAAGAGGTGGTACCATACGACCAATTCTTTCTGACTGCTGTTGATGTTTACCTGTTAGTTTAAAATCTTCAGGTAGTGACATAATTCTTTTTAATTCTTTTATAGTAAACTTTCTATTTTCTAATGGGTGACAAGTACCAGCAACACCAGGAAAGTTACCCATCGCTGTTATTGTAGGACTTGGTTTTCTTAAACTACATCTTTTTAAATTAAAGTGATGACCTTTATCGTGGTAATCCATACCAGTTAATACTTTGTCAGGATCAAGTGGCATTTTATGTAATGTTTTACCCACAGCAGTTTCTATACTTAATTTTTCTAATAATAAATTTATTTCTTCTTGGTCTTCATTTACAACATCATTTATTGCTTCACCAAGTAATGTTTGTTCGTTATTCTTTTCTGGATATAATTGATACATTGTCATAAAATTAATGCCAACTTTTTCAGCAACATCTTCTCTAACAGCAATGAAGAAAGTTCTTTTACGAGCTTGTGGTACACCATAATAACTTGAATTTAATACATCAGCAACAACTAGATAGCCTATATCTTCAAATCTATTTTGTATCTTATGAAAATACTCTTTGGCTTCACCCATTGTTAAACCTTCAACATTCTCGCCAATAATTACTTTTGGTTTGATTTCTTCTGCCACTCTTAAAAATTCAAAAAATAAATCTTCAACATTTTCTACACCTTCAATGTCACTATATTTTTTCTTTTTACCAAAGGCATCTGCGTGTGTATTACCTTTACCATGCGATACAGAACCCGCCATACTAAACGCTGAACACGGTGGAGAACCATCTAATAAGTCAAGTTCACCTGGTTTCAAATTAACCTTTTCTAAAAAATCTTTACCTGATAACTTTTTAATATCACCTGGTATTATTAATGTATCTGGATAATTTTCTCTATAAGTGTTTTGTGCTTCAGGTACAAATTCATTGATCGCCAATATCTTAGCACCCGCCAATCTATAACCTGTTGATGAACCACCACCACCAGCGAAAGTTGATAGTACATTAAATAGTGCTTTCTTCTCACTATTTAAAGTATCTTGTAAAGTATATCTTTTATAATTGTTCATTGTTCCATTTCATTAATAACCATATGACAAAACCATACCCTAATATAACATATAATAGTGCTAATGTCAAGTCTATAATCATATGAATAAACCGTTATACTTATTTAGCCTTTTGTTTATTACAGGTATATATTTTTGTGTTTTTTCAATCATATAGTATTTTCGATTCTCTAATATTGCTGCTTCGCCAGTGGTACCTGTTCCAGCAAAAGGCTCTAATACTAACCCATTTTCTGGTGTGACTAATTTGACTAGATACCTCATTAATTCTAATGGCTTTACAGTAGGGTGATCTGTACCATCTTTTTCTTTTTTACTTGCCTTTGTACAATAAAAATATTTTGACCAATCTTCATTTAATCCATCGTGTATAAAGTTTGAAGGATACCTACCTTTATTATTTTGTTTAGATGATATATTTTTCATACCTAACTTAAATATATTTTCTGTGTTTTTATATTCTTTTTTATCTCTATTACTATGCCAATTTTTAGGGTTGTCATTTTCATCTAAAGGCACTCTACATTCATCTAAATTTAAATCTTTATTTACTCCTTTTCTTGCCATAACAATAGGTTCGTGTGCTGGTTTTAGTAAGTTTTTTCTTTTAGGAAAACCACTACCATATACCCAATTAATCATATCAAAAATTTCAAAACCAGCGTCTTCTATAGCCACTGCCATTCTATGATAATTTCTTGTAGCAGCAAAAGCTAATAACACACCTTTTGGTTTTATAGTTCTATATACTTGTTCCCAAAATTCTTTTTGAAAAGCAATATCACCACCATCCCATTCTTGTCCCATAAACCCTTTTGATAATCTATTAAAAGAACCATCTTTACCGTGTTTAGCAGCTGGTCCCTTTTTAAATCTTTTTACAATAGATGTTAAGTGATAAGGTGGATCTGTCACACACGAATCAAATATGTTTTCATCTAAAGTTTTTAGATGTTCTAAACTATCAGCGTTAATTAATTTATTAAAGTCCATAAGATATTAGTAAGTATCTAAAAAGTAAAACTATAATTAGAAACCTAGGTATACTCCAGTCTGTTTTCATTGCAAGTATTGCGCCAGTCGCAAAACCCCAATGTATAGTTATGAATATTAAAAATAAAGTTGTTATCATACAAAAAAGTCTTCAAGTGATGCTTTCTTTTCATAAGACCAACCAATTGAATTTAAAATAAAACTTAATGGGTCTAAAAATGTTTTTTGGAATTGTACTTCGTAATCAATATACTTGTCTAAATTAAACTCTTTTGGAAGTTTAGTTACATAACTAATTACATCAAACTTAAATGGATTTGCTTCTATTAGTTTTACAAACTTAATCTTATCACCTTCTTGTATCATTGGATACTTTCTACTTAATTTAAATTCTTTTATTTGATGATTGTAAATCAAAGCACCTTTTACGTGTATTGGTGTACCTTTGATAAAAATATCATTACTATGTTTGTATTTAGCCAAGTTATTACAAGACCTTGGAAAAGATATTTGTTC